TGACATTGATATGTTTGAAGGTTTACTTGGAAAGTTAATCAATCATGTTGTGGGAAAAGACTTGTTTACATTTTTACATTGTGAATATCAACAAATAAACAAAGAATGTGTTGATCAAATGAAAGTAATAGGACCTTCGTTCAATATAGCAGGCACTATATTTTTAACAAGTGATCATATACCCGATAGTGGAATTAAATTTTATGATAGTAGAACACAGATAGAAACAATGTCTGTAGAAAACATGTTTAATAGATGTGTACTTTGGGATCCTCAAGTACCTTATAAAATATCAAACTTTGCAGACAACACATTGATGCTAACATTTTATGGCACAGCAGTACAAAGGTATCCGGGATGAATGACGATATTATAGTAATTGACAATGTTATTCCAAAAGATTATTCTGAACATATTAAAAGTTTAATGACAGGATGGGACTTTGGTTGGGTGTTTAATCAAACAATGGTATCACCAGATGCAGAACTACAAGGTGAAAGCAATCATGCAGGATTTAATCACTTCTTTTACGAAAAGCAACAAGCAGTAAGTCAACACTTTAACTTTGTATATCCTCTTGTTTTAAGCATTACTAGTGCGTCTAAGACGCCGTATAACAGGTTAATACGCATGAGGGCTAACTTGACCCTACCTAATAAAACAAGCACGTTAGACCACCATATGCCGCACATAGATAGCTTCTTTGAGCATTGGAATGCAATTTATTATGTTAACGATTCTGACGGTGAAACAGTTATCTTTAATGAAACAAACGACGATTACGATGCAGGTAAAGATGATATTATGCGTATTCAAGAAAATAAGTTCACAATCAAACAACGCATTGAACCTAAGCAAGGTAGAGTAGTTGTGTTTCCAGGCAAGTATTATCATTCAAGTAGTTTTTGTAAAGATTCGGCTTATAGAGCTGTTATTAACATGAATTTAGATAGGGTACAGCTAACATGAGCGAATACTACATACACCAGAGTCAATATATAATTGAAAATAAGACTCAGATTTTTGATCATTTAGATACTGCACATGGTGTTTTTAAGAAAATATTTTCTGATAATAATGACAGCACATGGTCTTACAATTTGTATAATGTGTTTGCACTAACTGCACCTAGCACTATTTTTTATAACATATATAAAGAGCTTGGAACATTTGTAAGAAGTAAAATAGGTGATGATCGACCACTGTGGATACAAGCATGGTTAAACTACCATAGACCAGATGAATGCTTAACACGACACGGACACGAATTTGATTGGCACGGATATATCAGCATTGATCCTAAAAGTACACAAACTATATTTGATAATTGGACTATTGATAACAAGCCAGGTCAAATATATTTAGGCCCAGGACATGCTGAACACGAAGTTAAAGTACTAGAACCATATGAGGGTTATAGAACAACAATAGGATTTGATGTGCATTCAATACCAAACAATTCTTTTATTAGAAACTACGAGGAACGACCTTTTGGTAACATGGGGTTAATGCCACTGCTATGATAGAAGATTACAAAATTATACGAAGCGCAGTATCAACAGAACTCTGCGAATTTCTTGCATTAGAGTACGAAATGATGGAAGAAGTTTGTAAAGTATTGTATTCTGGTGCTGACTTATCTGACCTAGAAGAAAACACTTTTGCGAGATACGCTCCCTTGATGTTTGAAGCATTAATGGTAAAACTAAATCCTTTGGTTGCAAAAGAATGGGGAAGTAAGTTAGTACCAGTTTACTCTTATGCTAGGATATATTACAAACACTCGCAACTTAAGAAACACTTTGACAGACCTAGCTCTGAAGTATCAGTGTCAGTTGCAATATCAAAAGAACCAGAATACAATTGGCCAATATACATCAAAAATGAAGATGGCGTTGAACACGAAATTAATTTAGATGTTGGTGACATTGTTATATACAGTGGACGTAGACACGAACACTGGAGAAATCCATACGAGGGTAATAAAATAGTACAGGCTTTCCTACAGTATGTAGAAGCTGATGGACCTTATTCTCATTTAAAATGGGATACTAAACCTGCACTAGGCCTACCTGCAGAGTTTGTTCGTCAAGAGATAAAAGACGAAGTGCAGAACGTTAAAGATGTGCTTGGATTTAAGCGTTAATTAGTCGCTGACTTTAGTTGGGCCTGCAACGATTTTAGCTGGAGTGTGACGCTCTTCAAATATTTTTGCTGCTTCTTCTTTGTTTTTTGCTTCACATGTGTCCGAAGTAATAGGTGCTTTACCTACTTCCTTTCTGATAATCATTTTGTAAGTTGCCATATTGTATAACTCCTATATCTTTATTTATCAATATTCTTAATCCATTCATCGATAGTCCAGAATGGAGCCACAAGTTCTTTGTAGCGTTTTACATTAGTATTTAGCACGTTTTTGCCGGTTTCAAGTTTATTTCCAAAAGCAGTAGCAAAGTATGTATTAGGAAATATATCTAATCCTTGCACTACTTGTAGCCACGCTGTTGGAGAATACCCATTAAACACAGGTTCTACCCCAGTATATCCTTTGTAATAATGTTCCCATGCTTCTAGTTTTTTTGCAAGTGATTCTGGAATACGTTCTGCATCATGTATATGACTCTTCCAGAAGTCTGTATCATCTCTACGACCTCTAAAATGTAATGCAATAAAGTCTTTAATATCCTCATATACAATGTTAACACGATCGTTAAATCTATTTCTATATAATGTATGGTCTTTTCTTTGAGGATCCCATAAGTCTTGCATAGCATACAGTGACTCACATATAACTGCAATACCATTTGCTTCTAACGGCTCTAAAAATCCACCACTTAATCCAACCGCAAAAACGTTATTTTTCCAACTCTGTTTTGCTACACTTGGTGTGTACGTAAATGAAGCAATAGGTTCAATATGTTCTCCACATATACTCCTTGCTTCTTCTAATGCTTGGTCTGCTGTAATGTAGTTATTATCGTAAATATATCCATTACCTGATCTATGTTGTAAATTAATATTCCAACGCCATCCGTATTTCATTGCTGTTGCATTTGTTGTTACACAATACTTAGGTTCGTCCCACCAAGCAATAACAGAGTTATGTGTAAAATGATCTGAATAATCATTAAATTCTGTTTTTAACTTTTTACCAAGCAGTAATTGTGCAAACCCACTGCAATCAACAAACCACTCTCCTTCAATTTCTCTATTATCATCTAAAATTAAACTTGTTATATCACCTTTATCGTTTTGTTTAGCATCTAAGTATGTGCCTTCTAACAATGTAATACCTCTTTTAAGAGCTACTTCTTTTAAATATGCTGCTGTTGCTCTACTTTCGTTATGCCACATAGCAATAATTGGTAATTCTGATTTAGATGAACCAAATGGAACTTTGTTTTCTTTAATAAAATAGTTTGAATAGAACGCATCTGCTAAAGGAACATTGTTACCTAGCAGGGTGCTTTGATATAAATCTTTTTGACGTTCAGCAGCCATTATACTACTAAGCTGTCCGAAGTTTATATTGGCTATGCCAATACCTTCATTGTCTGTCCATCCGTCTAACCAAGGTGCATAATCTGTTTGTAAACAATGAATAAACTCGCTACCTATACCAGACCAATCTTTAAAAAGTCCTCCTAGTTTAGGTGTAGCATTTGCTTTTGCAACAAAGTCATCAAAGTCAATATCGATATATTTTAACATTTCTACAAAAGTAGTTGTGCCGCTTTCACCAGCAATGATAGGTGGCTTAGCAGGATCTTCAACTACAGTAATATTCATACCTGGTTTAGACTTTTTTATAACTAGTGCAGTTAACCAACCAGCAACTCCTCCGCCTAATATAACTGTATTACAATTCATGTGATACCTCCAAGTAACGCTCTCTTAAAATATTCAATGCTTCTCGATGTGTATAAATTTTTTCGTCTGGCCAGTCCGCTAATTCTTTCTTCATTAAATTTGTTAAACTTTCGTTGTGTCTTTCTGCAAAATTAGTTTCCCAAAACTTTTTACAAGCATCATAATCAAATAGATGTAAGCCGTGCATTACTTGTGTCCAATTAAGATAACTGAACATAAGAGACGGATCAACAAAGTGTCCTGAATTAGGAAAAGCAGTTTTAAATGAATCTAATGTTTCTTTGTTAAAAGGTGTTAGCTCGACTCCTTTATCGCACCAACGCCAAAACTCTGAGTCGTTGCGTTTTGTAAGATAATGTATTTGAATAAAGTCAATAATATTAGTAGCAATCAAATTCATTCTTTCATTAAATCTTTTTGCAATGGCATCATTATTTTTTCTATAATGTAATAAAGATCCTACAAGTATATTAACTTGCTGTATTGTTGAACCTATTGATGTTGCTTCTAATGGCTCAACAAACATAGCACTAAGTCCTAGTGATACACAATTCTTTGTCCAACATTCATTAACATATCCAGCGTTAAACTTTACACGTTTACCTATTTCTAAATCTTTAATACCTAAGTGTTTTTCATAATGCTGCGATACTTCGTCATATGCTTGTGTTTCATTAATAAAATTATCACTGAATACATAACCATTTCCGTATCTATCTTGTGTAGGAATTCTCCAACACCAGCCGCTGCTTAATGCAGTTGCTTCTGTGTACGATGGTATATCTTCAGTCCTAGCAGTAGGAAACGCAATAGCACTATTCATAGGAAGTTGATGTCCACAGTCTATCCATTTCTGTCCTAGTTTACTTGATATAACTCTATTAAATCCACTACAGTCAATAAAGAAATCACTGGCATGTTTTGTTCCAGCTTCGTCAATCAACTCTTTAACATTGCCTGTTTCATCTAAAATTACATCTTCAATATCAACATCTAATACTTCGATTCCTCTTTCTACACATAACCGTGTAAAGAATTCATTTAACTTGTTCGTATCAAAATGATATTGAGCAAAGCTATCATGGAAAGGCTCAGCATGTAAACTACTAGCAGTCCTTTTCCAAACAGTATCATTAGGATCCCAGTCTTCTGCAATCATTCTCATCCATTGAACAGGTGCTTCATTAAGTGGATCTAGAGCTGCAAACTGTTCTGTTAAACTGTGGAAATAATGTTTTCCGTCTCCTTGCCAATTAGTAAACTTAATACCAATTTTAAATGTTGCTCCGCATTCTCTAACAATCGTTGGAACATCAACATCAATGTGGTGCATAAATCTTGCCCAGTGTTCTGTACTACCTTCACCAACACCAATAATACCAATTTTGCTTGATCTTAAAAGTTTTAATTTTAATAGAGGGTGAGATTTTCTAAGTGTTAGTGCTGCAACTAAGCCACTTGTTCCGCCACCTAATACTGTTAGAGATTGTATCATAACGAGTAAGTTGTCCTTCCCTTCAATGTTTCTACTGCTTCTCTGCATTTCATCCAGTCTTTACCTGGACTTTGTGGTAGCATAGATAACTGTGCTATATCTTCTGCACGATATTTACTGTAACGCTCGTTATATATTTTTTGAATACTAGGGATATCAAACATACGCAACCCGTGCATAACTTGTATCCAGTTCAAATGATCGTAAATTCTAAAACTTCCATGCGCCCCATCTTCGGGCAATAATATTTGATTTACAAATTGTTTTTTAAAATTTTCTAAGTTTTCTTTGTTGAAATCTGTATATTTTATTTCATTTTTACACCATCTCCAAAACTTTGAATCTTCTCTTTGTGTAAAATAATGCAACTGAATAAAATCTAATACATTGCTTAAACAGTCATCAAATATTCTATTGTACTCGTTAATAGTTGCTTCGTCTCCAGGCTGCCATGTTGCTAATGCAGCAACTAATGCTCTTGATTGTTGTATCGTAGCTGAAATACTACTTGCTTCTAATGGCTCTACAAAGTTACTGCTAAGTCCAATGCTTACACAATTCTTAATCCAAAACTTGTCAACTTTACCTGAAACAAAATTAATTTTTCTACCTATATTAATTGTATCTGAAAATAACGATTGTATTTCTGCTGTAGCTTCGTCTTCAGAAATAAATTGATCACTAAACACATAACCGTTACCAAAGCGTTCTTGTACAGGACTGCGCCAATGCCACCCAGCACTTAATGCTTTAGAAAGTGTGTAAGGTGGTATATCTTCTTTACGTGGTGTTTGAAAAGCAATAGCACTGTTCATAGGCAAAAACTCTGACCAGTCTACCCACTTAGCACCTAATTTACTTGCAATAACTCTTTTGAATCCGCTGCTATCAATAAAAAAGTCTGCGTTGTGTGTTCGTCTTTCTACATCAATTACAGATTCTACAAAGCCATGTCCATTAATAATAACGTCTTCGACTTCTGTAGTTATAACGTTAATACCTGCTTCAACACATCTTTTTTCTAAAAATGCATTTAGTTTTTCGCTATCAAAATGAAATTGATAGTAGTCTTCAAATGGCGGACTTACATATCCTTGCATAGGTAAATCCCAATGCAAAGATTCAGAGTCAACACCTTCTGAAATTAATCTCATCATTGTATGTGCATCGCCTGTGTATGCATCTGTATAGATATACGGCTCTGGTAAACTGTGATAATAACTGGTTTTGTCACCGTGCCAATCTTCAAACTTAATACCAATTTTAATAGTTGCACCACATTCTCTTGCAAGATCAGTCATTGTAATACCTACCGCATCAGCGAATCTTCTCCAATGTTCAGTACTACCTTCACCAACACCAATTGTACCAATCTTGTCAGATTTAATAAGTGTGATATCTAAATTGTCAATAGACTTCTTGTGATAAAGTGCAGACATTAGTCCGGCATTACCGCCACCTAATACTAATAAACTTTTTATCATACCCCTTTTTCCTTATTATGTACTTCTATATTTGCAACAGAGTCTGTTGCAAGATTGTAATTAATTGCGCCTGTGGGCATTACGTTAAAACTAATAACATATCTATCTTCGTTTCCAAAATGCGGTGTTGAACTATGATACAGCCAACTAGGAAATAATATTAATTTGCCAGGAACTGCTTCTACAAAATGATGTGGAGCATATTCGTGTCTTAATACTTCTAGTTGTGCTTCAGTTCTATGTTTAACTGGATCTTCGAATACTGTAGGACTTCCATCAGTTACATAATACACAGCACTGAAAAAACTCATCGAGTGCCTGTGATAATGTAATCTCATTCCGTCTTTTGGTAATGCTCTATTAAACCAACTGCTAGTAATTGCAAATCCTTCGCAATCATATTTTTGATTAATTCTAACTTCTTCAATACATTTATTAATCCAAGAAAACAAAGGGTGTAATTCTTCTTTGTCGTGTAGGTTTCTCATCGAACTTATTGTTTCGCTAGACTTAACAGTATCTGCGTATTTTTCAAGTTCGGGGATTAATTTTTTATTGTCGATCTCGGTATTATAAAATTCAAACAGATCTGTTGGAAAAGTCGGAATTATTTTCATTAAAACTCAACCCAACCTGTTAAAAGATATTTTTCGCCACTTAATGGCGGATTGCCTCTGTGAGTATGTGTGTAACCTGCAGGCCAAACAACAAGTGTACCTTCTGTAGCAGCAATACGCTTCTTCTGGTATAACCATTCTGTTTCACCACCTTCGTCGATTGTATTAAGATACAATCCCCACGCTGCAATTCTACCTGACCTTTCTTTATTATCTGATTCAAAGTGCCAAGTATGATATCCTTCTCCAGGAAGAGTTTTTTGAAGTTTCATAAAGTAAACTCTATGATCACCGCAATCACCTAACACACTATATTGTGCAGTATATTGCTTCCAGCAATCAATAAACCTAGTCATAAAAGTATGTACAGCAGGATTGTCTGTTGACATATTTAATGCAGGTTGCTCGAGAAGAAATGCAGCATTGTCTGCTTTATTATGTGCTGAATTATCTCCTAGTGTTTGACGACTAGCAGTTAGGTGCAAGTCGTTCAATTTTTCGTAGTATTCAATAAGGTTTGCACATTCTTCGGGTCTCATAACGCCGGTCCATGTTGCAATATCGTTCTCTATAATCATATTACTATTTATGGCCAGATTATTAATGACATGAATAGTCTGAAAGCAGATAAATACTTTACAACAACAGTGGATGAACTCATAATATGGCAAATTTACCTATCATTAATAACCTTCGTGTAGTACCAAGAGATGCAGAATTTCTGGATAGAAAGACTGGTGCACGTGGAGAAATATTCTATGATAAAGACAACAATACCATTAGGCTATATGACAGTAATGTTGTAGGTGGTTTACCATTAGCAAGAGGTGATTTAACCAATGTTACTGACGCTATATTTGCTGCAAAAGCAACAGCAGCTGGCGTAGGTGGCGGCAGTGGCAGCGGCAGTATTGAAGTAAGTCAAACAGCACCTAGCACACCAACAGAAGGTACAATTTGGTTTAACAGCAGCAATGGTACACTGTATGTCTATATCAATGATGGAGATAGCAACCAATGGGTACAACCGGTATTAGGTTATCCTGCTATCCCAGATAATTTACAAGATTTAACAAACGTAACTATTACAACACCAAGTGCTGATCAAGTATTAAAATGGAATGGTGCAGCATGGATTAATGCAGCAGCACCAGCAGCCGGCTTAGATCAATCAGCAGTTAGGTCAAGTATATCAGTTGGTACAGAAGGAACTGC